AGGAGGAACAGGGTGCTTCTTCCCCCTATCTGTCAACTCATCCACAACCAAAGCATGAAGGTTTACCACATCTTCAGTAGAGAATCCCTTCACATCTCCCTGCTCAAACATCTCGTGCAATCGACCATGAGCTTCCATGAGTTCTTCTGTGGTCATCTTCCCTGGATCAGAGTCAGGACGCAAAATTTGTTTTTCATATCTGCCTATCTCGGCAAAAACAACTTTACCCTTGTCTTCCTCACTGATTATCCCACTCCCGCCTGGCAGACCTCGCAAAGGATAGAGTTTTCCATCGTCAAGGTTTTCAGAGAAAATCGTCTTGACAACAGGAACCGATGTCTCTTCAGGCTTCCTTGCTGAACGTCTAACCTTGGGCATATTCTCTTACCTCACAAAGGTTCCCATGAACCAGCTTCAACTGAAATGTCAAGAACACATCGACAGCGAAAATGGTACGGAGGTTGCGCTATTCCAGCTTTGGCAAGACTAGCAGAGTCAGCGGCGCTAACGTTGCCAGCACGAGGAGACAATCCCTTGAGTTTAGAAATAGACATCCACGGGTGGGCTTTCTTCACCGCGTCTTTTGTTTCTGCTGCAAGCTCCTCTTCCATATTGTCAACCAAATGCCTCACCTCGAAAATCTTACCGTTCAAATGCGAGCAGACAGGGCAGTTATGAACAGCCACCCCAGGAGCAACTATGTAAGAGTGATCTTCTTCTACTTCGATATCGTAAGCTAGTTGCTCTTTTTTGAAAAATTCGACACTCTCTACTTGAACAAATCCCTTAATAAATAGGCAATCCTCTTTTCCCCTTTTTTGACTTCCTTCTCCGCAAGTCTGATGAGTTTGTAACCTTTCTTGATCAGATATTTTTCTTTTCTCTCGTCGCGTTCCTGTACTCCTGGTTTTGAGTGCCAGTAAGTCCCATCCACTTCGATTGCTGTGTTTTGGGATGGAATCAGGAAATCTACAACCCACCGTTTCCCGACTTTCACTTCCTGTTCGAATTTGATTTTGGCCTTCTGAAGAAACCGCTTGACTGCGATCTCGATACTTGTTGGCCTTGCTCTCTTCCGATAACAAACAAATGAGCAATAGAGACGGGTCTTTGCTACTCCAGGACAAACCCGGAATTCTTTCCCACAGGTCCGACATTTGTTCATTATAGGAGGACGCCTGCAATGTTCCGAACAGTGCTTTCGTTTCTCTACCTCCATCGCTTTGACTCGAAAAGTCTTTCCACACCCTGGACATATTTTTATCAGTTCTTCTTCTGTGTATCCTCTCCTCTCTGCCTTTTGACGGCATTCGGCAGAACAATGCTGATAACGATCTTCGATTGCTTTCAAAACTACAAACTTTTTCTTGCAGCATAGGCAAACTTTGGTTACTTTCTGCCCTTCCCACGACTTCCTCGCGCACTTGTCTGAACAGTATTTGGGATCTGGCCTGTAAGTGTTTACCACAAACTCTTTGCCGCAAGTTTTGCAGTTTAATTTTATCGTCAAAGCTTTCTGCTTGCATTCCTGTGAGCAAAACAGTCTTTTTGGCAACTTGTGATAGCGAAGTCGTTTGTATGTTTTTTTGCATACTTCGCAAACTACCTCGATCCAAGTCCAATTCTTTTGACAAGCCCGTGAACAAAAGTTTCCTTCCTGCTTCTGAGCATCTAATAGGCTTCTCCATTTGAAAAATTTCTTGCCGCAGTTCTTGCAGGCAATCTCTTTTTTCACATGGTGTGTTCTGCAAGCTGAAGAACAATAGCGTTTCCTTTTGACTTCCTCTCCTATCTTGACCCGAGTCTTGAAGATCACCCCGCAGCCTGAACACTTGAAGTCGATTTTTTCTTCTTTCTTTTCTCGATACAAACATTCGCGTGAACAGTAGTTTGTCTTTGACACTGCAAGACTTCTTGCGCGGGTAAAAATCTTTCCACATGAAACGCATGTTAGTTCCACTCGGGTAGCTAATTTCCGACAACTTGTTGAACAGAACGCAGTTTTCACCTTTGAGTGGTAACTGACTCGATTGTATTTCCTGCCGCAGTGTTGACAAACCAGATTTTCTCTGTGTGGAGAAGAACTCCACCCAAGCTCTGCCTGACTTACCAGCTTTAATCCACCCTCCCCCGAAGAGTGCAAGCAAATGGTCTTCGGTACACTCAAGAAATCCGCCTCCAAACAAAGAAACTCGTACCCAGTTTGATGATGATTTGACTACTCTTTGAAGAACTTCCCGCGATCTGCCTTGGCGGGTCATCACTCTCTGACCAACTTTTATGTCCTGAATCGGTTTCCAAGATCCTCCCTCCATCAGTATAAGAGTATTCTCGCAGAAACACGTCCTTTCGTCAACTGGGTTGGTCACCTCTGCCCGCGTAACCATCGCAGCTTGAAAAGAACGGGTTTGACCGTGTGCTCTGGCCACTGTGGCAGCGTTCGCAACCAATCCCTCAAAGTATTGCCTTGAGGAGCCATGCCACCCCCCAGGCGTTCTCACATGCTCAAGAGTATCTTTCACTCTGGTTGCCATGAGTTTGCCAGCTACCCTTCTATCCTTACCTGCTTCGACCATCGTTTCTTTCGTTGTTGCCGCGATGGAAGCAGACACATTCTCTTCGTAATGATCTCCTATCCAAAAAAGTTGATGATCTTGAAGAGCCTCGACCGCTTCTTCGTCTACCAAGTCAAAACTTGGTAAGACTTCTGCAACAGGTCTTTGCTTCTTTACTTCTTCTGTAAAGCTAGGAACCTCGTAAGTCAGCCTTGCCCTTGTCTGCTTGGTTGCTTTCTTCCAACCAGCTATGCGAGCGTTCCGATACATCTTCTCAACTGCCTCAAGAAACTTCTTCTCGATATCGCCAGCCCACTTACTCATCTCTTTGTCGATTGCTTTGGATATCTGTGAAGCAGGCTTCAAGTCTTTGGCCATGGAGACAGCCTTCTTCGTTGCCCTTCTCATCCTTGCGTTCCACTTTGAGTTGATGTATCTCCGAAGAGTGGTTTCCGTTCTTGCTATCCTGGCCACTTCTGTCAACTTGAGAGCTTTCGCAATCAAGTCATCAATCATCACTGTCTGATCGTACAACTTGTCGACAGCTACTTGCACTATTCTATCTCCACCTCTTCACGCCACTTCTGCTCCAACTTGTTTCTGACACTGAGAAGTTTCTCAACCATTTCTTCTTCGGTTTTCTCAAAAAGAGGAATGTCTGACTCTGTGAGCTGGTCGATCATTTTCAAGGCAGTAACTTGCTGTCCCGGTTCCACAGGCGAAGCCATGTTTTTTACTGCCTCAGCCATGGTTTCAGAAAACGGTCTGTCAGCAGGGAAATCCTCTGGGAAAGGAGGAAGCTCGATCCCAAGTATGTCTTCAAGCATCACTCTCGCTATACGAGGCGTCATGCCACCAGTCTTCTCTGCGCCGGCAAGTATCTTGACCAACTCCGTATTGTCCGTCGTATTGGGAGAGTTGCTTTTGAACTTATGATACAGTACATTCATGTGCGGAAAGATCACTCGGTTGATCAGGTTGTCAAACTCGTCCCGCTCTGGTGCAAATATCTGCTCATCTGCAAGACGACGTGAAGTCTCTGCTGTCGTTCTTGTATAATCATCAGCTTTGCCGATTAGTAAAGGAGGTAGTCTAAACTGCCTACGCACCTTGTCCTGATTGTTCTTTGAGTATTCCTGAAACAAAGCATCCTTATGCTGCACTTGAGTAAGCGGCTTCAACTCAAACTTGACCTCCCCGGGTTCCTCTCCTTCAACCTCTGCCGGCTCTGCTTCAAGAAGCAACCATTTGCTAAAATTGTCAGAACCTTGGATCATAGCCTCGGTAAAGTCTTTGATTCTGTCTATCGTGCCCTGAGTAATCTGCCCATTTGATACCATCAATGCCATGGAGGGAATGTTATTATGCTGGATCGTAATGTAGTTGATCTCCTCCGATGCCCTATCTCCATATATCGAAAGCATGGCCCCGACGAATCGAGGCAAGCCGTAAGGAGACCTAGGACTGTAAATCTTGAGATGTACCAACTCGTTTGCTCTTCTGTCTGGTGAAAGCTTGGCAAGCTTGCCTGCATCATTGACAATCTCGCCAGTCTCATTGTCATATATTCGAGGATCCCCAAACTCCTTGAAGTACCTCTTCAAAAACGTGCCCACGTAAGACAGATCCCTACGGTAGAGATACTTGGCCTGTACAAAAGTCCTGAACCTCTTCCACACCCTCATCTTCTCAATGACAACAGATCCCTTGTCTTGCAACTGATATACCGGCATGCCAACTTCGACAGCATCTTTCTGCTGTCTTCCAAGCCGTATCTGGTACGAAGGAACATGGTTGAACCCCTGGATCTCTCCTTTCATGTTTCTGACAACTTCAAAGTAAGCATTACCCGTCAATTCAAGATCAACCCTCAACATCCTTCTGAATTTCGTGAACGAGATATCCAGAGCTGCATAAGCAAAGAAGTTATCTAGCCTGACCTTTTCTTCTTGTACTTTCTTGTGCAGAACCTTATCGTCTTTCAATTTCTCTGCATCCAATCGACCGACAAGTCTCTGCCCGAATCCCTCTATGTTTATCTCCATGGCCTGAACGGCAGGGCCCAACTCTGTATTATGTTCGCTTAGCATCGAAAGGGAAAGCAAGTCAAAGGGCGGCTCGATAATCTCACCCGTCTCCACCATCGCTTCAAGAGGATCCTCTGGAAGTGTTTTCGACTTCCCTGGCTCTGCTTGCTGTGCTTTCTTGATCGGCAATATCAATGCGCGTACTTTTGCTTGATTCTTGCCAGCACTACGTTCATTGAAGTCTTTTTCTCCTGCCATATCGTTTCACTCCCTATAGCAACCCAGGCTCTTCGCGTGGAGGTTTCTTTCTTTTTTTGATCTTGCTAGCCCTGTAAGCCATATCAAAAGCATCCAACCCGTCTCTTAGTTCGTACCCAGGAAAAAGCACAAACTGGTCAATCAAATCATCCATGTCTTTTCTAAAGAAAACTTTCTTTCCCTCAAAAAGAGGAGTCAACTTCAGAGCACGGGTCATCTTGTCTTTATCGGTATAGATAGGAACGAACCTGTAATCCTTGTCCAGATCTTTCATCTGCTGATAAAACGCAAGTTGATACGCGTTCGCTTCAACTCCTGCCCTGATTGGATCATATCTTTCGTAGTAGTCAATGCCTTTCCGTATTTGCTTTGGGAAGCCTATGTGCCGAAGATACCTGCTAAGGACATAGATATTTCCTTCGTTACATACCCCGATCACAACAATTGCAAACTGTGCATTAGTGTTCTGATCCTTTTCGCTTGTAGCAAGATCGATACCCATGAAAATGCGCAATTCAGCAGGCAACGATCTGTCGTCTATCACTTGGCAGTCGTCATAATGAAACACCTGCCCCTTCATGGCTTCTGTGCTGCACAAATACTGAGCAGCAAAGATGATAGCCCCGCTTTTCTTTCTCTTCTCCTCAAACCATTTTGGAGAGTGTTTTTCTGGCCACGGGCATCTGCCCTTTGCATCCACACCCACAAAGACCTGAAACGAGTTCTTGAGCTCATTCTTCATGAGATAGTTATTCAAATCTTCGTAGTGATACAGCGTTCCAAGTCTGTGATGCTCTCCCCGATGCTCCACTTCGTTGTCTGGAGGTTCAAGACAAGGATCCAAGATCTTGTAATACCAAGTCTTGGTCTTAGCTCTCATGTGCTCAGTACGCGAGTTTTCATCGTCAATCAAGTCATCGTCAATCAAAATATCGAAATGCTTTGAAACAAGCGTACCATCAACCCCAATACAAAAAACAGACGGCTCTCTTGCCGTAGAAGTGCGAGGCACAACCTCGATTTCATACTCGTCCCATTTCTTCACTCTGTGAGGATCATAGTAAACACCAAATATCTCCTCAAGAAGAGCATTTTTCTCAAAGTGAGTCTTGATCTCCTTCAGAAAGCCCTTGGCATTTCCGGTTGTCTTGCTTGCAAGTAAAATTCGCAGGTTTGGATCTTTGAGAAGATAGTGAATTGTCTTGGTAACAGTACACAAGCTAGTCTTACCACAACCCCTATAAGCAAGCTGCAAACTATCAGGATGTCTAAACTGGAATTGCATCATGGAAAGATGGAAAGGTTTGACTTCGTAACCAAGCACTACCTTGGCAAGTATGTCAATCCTGTTCTTCTCTAGCACAAGGCGACGTATAAGTTCATTACCCATTGACTTGTAATGCGACAACAAGTCAAGCAAGTCCTCTCGCTTTGCTTCAGCAAGCACTTGTGGACTGCTAGCCAGTAATGAAACTTCTGCCTCTACCATAAAACAACCCTACTTTTTCAAGATGTGAAAACCTGCTGCATACACTCGACACTTCTGACCGGCTGTGACTCCACTGGGAATGGACACAAACATCGTTCTACCGTTGCATTCAACATCGAACTCAAATGCCACATCCACACCCTTGCCAGCAAAAGAAAGAGACGAATGTTTTTCAACAAACTTGGCTGCCTTGTCAGACCAAAACAATACTTTCACGTTTGGATTGGCCCCATCTGACGGCACAACCTGAACATGCGCAAACTTGAAGCCTTCTGTGTTCAGCCCATGTCTCTTCACTGTCTCTGGAAGCGTGTCGCTGGAGCCAGACAGATAACGATGGTATGCATAGACCGGCGTATGAGAAAGGGAACCTACAAGCTCTTCTGACATGTTATTTCTCCTCAAGAAAGAAGGGAAAGACAACCAAAAGCTTGATGTCTACTAAGTTCTGCGAAAGGAGTCCAGGGAAACAGAACCGAGAACTGTCAAGCTTCTGATTGTCTTTGCCCTAGCCACCTACTCGTGCGCCTCGTAGTGACACAACTCGCCTGACACGTTCAGATCAGTATCAGCACCGAGCGCAAACCCATTGGCTCTCGGTGTGATTC